CAGTCATGGCACCATAGCTATATAAGTAGCTATCCCTCCTTTCCAGCGCCTCCGAGATATCTTCCGTGGTCTCTCGGGGGCGTCTTCTTATTCAGGAGTCACTCACGGCACGGCGGATACCCCAAGTCTGTATCCGTTGTATCCGTATTACAAGGCTGCTAACGGATACAAGCTAATTAGCGCTCACTTCGCTTGAGACTCAATACACACGCACACGTGGGACATATTCCGGTTTTCTTGTATCCGTTGTATCCGGTGTTCTGTCGTCTGGAAGTTCTCTGTCGCAAGCTTGCGACAGGATAAGGGGGTTACGCGCGTGGAACAGCGGATACAAATGTCCAAGAGCCGCGTCCGTCTTGATTCTCGCCGTTCCATGACCTGTTCCATTATACCGGATACAGCGGATACAGCCATTGTCGGGAAGAAATGATACTGAGACCCGCGTTGCGCGGAACCCGACTCATGCAGTGTACCACAATGGTCACTACTAGTCAATGGGTGGCAGTTGTGGTATAATGCGTCTCATAGAGCACACTAGAGGAAACTATGTCCAGCTTAATCAATGATTATGCAGCGTTGTTCGCGGGAAATCTGCGGTCATTCGGTCAGTACGACGCTAAAACCGATCGGGCGGTGACCGAGAAGGGCGAGCCGACGATTGACCATTATCAGGCGCATATCGAAGGCACGATGGGTCTCGGGATCGTGCCGATTTCCGATGGCGGCACTGTCATGTTCGGGGCGATCGATGTGGACGCCCACGAGAGTTCGGAGGATATCGACCATTTGGCGCTGATCAGGAAGATCGAGCAGCACCGACTGCCGTTGGTGGTATGTCGGTCCAAGCGCGGGGGTGCGCACTGCTATCTATTTGGTTCGGAGTGGCTACCAGCGAAAGTGGTGATCCGGCTGCTGTCCTCGTGGCGCGACATCCTGCAGATTCCGCACAAGACCGAGATATTCCCGAAGCAGGATTCGGTGGTGACCAAATCCGGCGAGAAGTCGCTCGGCAACTGGTTGAATCTCTGCTATTTCGGCGGTGATGATACCAACCGGTACGCGTTCGATCAGGACGGCAAGCGCCTGTCGTTTGAGCTGTTCATCCAGTATGCACAATCGAAGCGCCTGACGGTCGAAGAGCTGAACGCGCTGGCGAATCGTGAGCACTTGGAGGCACCACCCTGCATTCAGAAGATGATTCATACTGGTGTCGAATCGGGTGCTCGCAATGAGGCCATGTACAACGTGGTCATCTATCTCAAACGCGCACGACCGGAGACATTCTTTGATGATGCGATGGCGCTGAATCGGACGATGTTCGACAAGCCATTGAATAATCAAGAGGCGCGGAAGGTCATTCGCTCGGCGTCGCGGCGCGAGTACCAGTACAAATGTGGTGAAGACCCGTGCAAGTCGTTGTGTGACCGCAAGGTATGTGTCACACGCGAATATGGAATATCCACCGACGAAGCTAAAGCATTGGAGGCGTATGATTCCCTTCCTAGTTTTACCGACCTTATCGAATACCAGTCGGACCCTCCCCGCTGGGGACTTCACGTTAACGGAAAGCTTATTTCAAATATTCCTACTGTAGTACTCCGTGATCCTAACGCCATGGGTACTCTCATCTTCGAGCAGCTTAAAATCAATATTCCGAAGATTTCGCAGGACGCGTGGCGAAAAAGAATCCTAGATCCGTTGGTGCCGAATATCCGCGTGATCGAAGTACCGAAGGAGGCATCAGCATCAGGTATTATCGAGCAGAAGTTCCACGAATTCATGCAGAAAGCCGATCTGACATCAGACGGTAAGGATCCGCACGAGCGCAAGGCATTGACCCGCAACATTCCGGTGGTGCAGGAGCTGGATGGCATTCGCTGCATAGTATTCAAGGGTATCGCATTCTCCGAATTCTTGAAGCGTAACAAGGCCGAGCTGCAGCAGGGCATGGACCTTTGGACTACGCTGCGGCGGGAATGTGGTGCCGCGCATACCAAGATGCGTATTCCGGGTCATTCGTACCCGATTAACGTGTGGTATGCTCCGATTAGCGACGACATAGAGGGAGAAGTAGATGCTCCAGACTTCACGCCAGAATATTGATATCACATATGACCCGAAATCAGGCCGGTTCATCATCGTATCGCCGCCTTGGTCGATTGATCACATTCGCGCCATTCCTAACCGTCGTTGGGATGCAAAGCGTCGCGTTTGGACCGCACCTGCGCTGCGAACAAATGCCGCCTATATGCTTGACCGCTTTCCTAATCAGTTCTGGTCTAAAGAAGCATATGACGTTGCCAGAAATGCTGTACAGGTAAAGTCGATCGCGCCGATCGCCGAATTTCCATCGACGTATGAATTCAAGACGCTGCCGCGAGCATACCAGCTTAAAGCGTTATCGTATTCGTGGAAAAAGGAGTCATTCGCGTACTATATGGATATGGGTACCGGCAAGACCAAGACTTCGATCGACCTGTTCTCGGCGTATCACATGGAGGGCGATGTCGATCGGTTGTTGGTGGTGACTAAGTTCTCGACTCGCATGAACTGGGAGCGCGAATTCGCGATTCACTGCCCGGTGCCGTATGAAGTGATGGTACTGGACACCACCAAGCCTAAAATATTCGACGCATTCAACACCAGCACCACCGACGCATTGAAGGTATTAATAGTCGGCACTGAATCGCTTGCTGCGGGATCGGCAGCTACTTACGCCGAGAGATTCGTGAACACGTCCACTCGCGTTGGCATGATCGTCGATGAAGCGCACATGATTAAGACCCATAATGCGGTGCGAGCCAAGAATGCGGTTAAGATCGGGCGTGGTGCTAAGTACAAGCTGGTCATGACCGGCACTCCGATCGCGAATGCGCCACTCGACCTGTATATGCAGTTCGAATTCCTTGATGAGAATATCATCGGCAGCGGCGACTTCTTCTCATTCAGGAATCGCTACGCGGTGATGGGCGGGTTCGAGGGCAAGCAGATCATCGGCTATCAGAACATGGAGGAGTTGATCGAGTTAGTATCGCCATATGTGTATCAAGTACGTAAATCCGAAGTATTAACCGAACTACCGCCGAAAGTGTATGAAATCCGAGAAGTGCAATTTAATGAAGAGCAGAAAAGCCTGTATACAGACATTGCTAAGAAAAACCGTGCAGTCGTGGGGGATCGAGGACTCACAGTCAATACGGTGTTGGAGAGAATGCTACGACTCCAAGAGATATGCGGAGGTATCGTCACATTTGAGAGGAATCCGGATCTGTTCAATCCCTCAAAGTACGAACACTCGCGAATCCCCGGTCGGAATCCGAAGGTAGAAGAACTGCTCAGCATCGCCGAGGAATACCAAGTATCCACCATCGTGTGGTGCCGATTCATCGAAGAGATTCACATGGTGTCCGAGGCTCTACGCGCCAAGTACGGTCACGACCAAGTGGTCGAGATATACGGTCAGGTGTCCGAAAAGGATCGCGATCACAACGTGCAGGAGCTATTCCAGAAAAAGAAGGCACGATTTCTGGTCGGGAACGCCGCGACTGGAGGCACCGGTCTGAATATGACCGCCGCCGAATTAGTAGTGTATTTTAGCAATTCGTTCAATTACGTCGAACGCGATCAGTCGGAAGATCGTGCGCATCGGATCGGTCAGACCAAGTCGGTGTTGTACATCGATCTGGTGATGGAGAAGTCGGTCGATGGCGCGATATTGTCCGCCTTGCAAGACAAAAAGAATGTATCGGAATTCGTACGCGAGAGCATCAATAGTAAAAACGTCGAGGCATTGATCGCTTGAGCATAGCGTGCTATAATTATTCCACCGAGAGGATAGAGATGCCTACAGTATACATCACGCAGGAAGTCGCCGTTGCCAATTATCGCCCAGCCGAGCGTTATGGTGATGTCGTATTCTTATGCGCTTCAGAGGTTTCCGGTTCACTGAGTTCATTACATAATGTTAAACTTGTCAACAATATTCGCGACCGTCTTAGAAATTTTAATCCGGCTGAAGATTACCTCGCTCCATCTGGTAGCCCTATCATCGCTTGCATTGCTATGGCGCTTGCGCGTGAGAAGGGCAGCTCGTTCAATTTCCTGAAGTGGAACAACCGCGATCACACGTATACTCCGATTCGCATAGACCTCGAAGGGGATCGCGATGTCATTTGATACCAACGAATTCTCGATGTACGACGGCATGACGCTGATGGAACTCATCCGCGAGATGCGTCGTGTGCAGACCGACAAGGACGACGCCGAGGCTGAACTCAAGAGATTTAATAAGCATTTCGATTTTCTGCGTATCACCAAGATACCGCAAGAGATGGAAGATCAAGGGATTCGTAATTTGAATGTCGAGGGCGTGGGGCGCGTGTCGCTTACCGCAGATATGCATGTATCAATCAAGGAGGGCAGCAAGGAGCTGTTCTACACATGGCTACGCGATAATGGGCGTGGTGATCTGATACAGCCGAATATCAATCCAAGCACGTTAAAGGCAACTGTTAAGAACATGGTCCGCGAGGGTGAAGTAGTGCCGGAAGAGCTGTTGAATGTGTCGCCATTCACTCGTGCGTCGATCACCAAGTCTTGAATCCGCGCAAGCGGTAGTAAGTGGCACACTTCGGTGTGTCTGATATCCACGCCATTTAAGGAGAATTAACATGGCTAAAAGTAACGCAGTAACGAAGGTAGAAGCGTTCGCAGTGACCGACGACATTCCGGAATTTCTGAAGAAGGGGTCGAATCGAGGAGCGGAGAACGTCGGATCCGAAGACGTCATCATTCCGCGAATCGAACTCATTCAGGCGCTGTCACCGGCCAGAAAGAAATCGGACCCTGCCTATATCGAGGGTGCGGATGAGGGCATGATGTTCAACAACGTCACACGCGAGTTGTATGGTCTCGAAGTGATGGTCGTGCCGGTATATTACCAGAAGCAGTTCCTAGTCTGGAAAGATCGCAAGATGGGCGGTGGCACCAACGGGTTCCGTGGGGCATTCAACACCCGATCAGACGCGGAAGCCGCGATCGCCGGTCTGAACGAGGAAGGTCTTGAAATCTCGGATACCGCGCAGCATTTCGTGCTGGTCTTGCATGGTGACAAGTGGTCGGAAGCAGTGGTGTCGATGGCCAAGTCGAAGGTCAAAGTATCCAAGCGCTGGAATTCGCTCATGCGCCTGACTGAGACCGATTCATTCTCACGTGCGTACAAGCTGTCTTCGGTCGTCGAGACCAACGCTCGGAATGAACAGTATCATAACTTCAATGTAACCCCGATCGGATTTGTGTCGAAGGAGATATACGACCGCGCCGAGAAGCTGTACGAGGTTATCTCGAAGGGCGGCGTGAAGGTCAACGCTGATTACGACGAATCTGCAGAGGTCGCAGAAGAGTTCTGATGTACGGGGGAAAGCCGCACTTGCTTAACGTCAACCACGATTGTTAAGGATAGATCCTGTGCGGTGAGTACCCCACCTACTACTAGAGGATAGATATGAGAATATTATTTTTATGCTGCGTGATGCTATTCATCTTCATCATGTATGGATGTTCATCCGACAAGCCGAGTAAATACTATGCCAGCAGCAACACCGATGGAACACAAGACCTGATACTCGATAAGAGCATTCATCCGATGAGCCGGAATGAAGTAATTCTTGCGGTGCAGGAATGCGAGTCGAGTGGTCTGCGAGCCGCGATGGTGTTCAGCAAGCGCAAAGTGTCGAATTACACCGCAGATGTGGTGGTCGATGTGACCTGCGTACCGAGGTACCGCTAGTGCAAGTCTATGCTATCTACGGTCCACCGGGGACTGGTAAGACGACCGAGATGTTACGTCGCGTCGCCGAAGCCAAGTCATCCGGTGTCCAAGCCGAGCGTATCGCATTTGTGTCATTCACACGTGCGGCGGCGAGCGAGGCATTGTCACGCTTGGGCCTTAAGCGTAGTAACAACGTATCCACCATTCACTCGATGTGCTTCCGTCTGCTGAATCTCAAGCAATCGCAGGTGGTGGACCCTGCAAAGCTGCGCGAATTCTCGTCACTTGTCGGTGTGCCGGTGATCGGTAAATCACCCGAGGATGACGAAGAACGAGCAGACGGCGATTCTTATCTGGACATCATCAATTATGCACGGAATACCTTCACTGATCCTGCGATCGTGTATGACTACAGCACCAGACCCGGAACCCGCGCCGAGTTCAATATGTTTCTTCGAGCGTATTCTGACTGGAAGGATACTTATGGATTTTACGACTTCACCGACATGCTGGAACGAGTCGCCAAAAAGAAGTCGCACCCTGACGCCGAAATTATATTCGTCGATGAAGCACAGGATTTATCACCTCTTCAGTGGCGGGTCATCGACTGCTTTGCGAAAGGTGCAGAAGAAATCCATATCGCAGGTGATGACGATCAGGCGATCTTCGCATGGTCGGGGGCCGATCCACACGGCATGGCTCGATTCATCGCGAAGCACAGCGGTGATAGCCAAGTGTTATCGGTATCACATCGATTACCTGTTAGTGTGCACCAAAGATCGCAAGCGCTCATACGTAGAATCACTCTGCGCGTCGATAAGGAGTTCAATCCCCGACCGGATATGGGATCCGTACAGGTACACGGTAACATCAACTCGGTGGCGATATCACCACAAGAGGATATCCTATTGTTGGGACGGACGCATTCGGTCTTGCGAGAGATCGAAAAGGACCTGATTGACAGACGCATTCCTTATCTGCGAGAATCGGGCAGACCGGGCATGTATCAGAATAAGTATGCCAAGGGTGTGATGGCGTATAACAAGCTAAAGAGTGGCGCGATATTGCAGGAATCCGAACGCACCGCGTTATATAACGTGGCGACGCCAGAGACTAGAGGACACCTTGAGAAGAACGATTATGAGGCTATACTATCTAAGCCGTTCTATATTGCACTCGATATTCCATTTAGGGTTATTGACTTTTATCGTGATGCTAATCTCGATAGTGTGCCTCGTCTGCGGCTTTCTACTATTCATGCATCAAAAGGTCATGAAGCCGATAGAGTCATATTACTTACGGATACTACGCAGAAGGTGACCGAAACTGCGGAGAAAAAGCCCGATGACGAGATTCGCGTCTGGTATGTCGGGATGACGAGAGCTAAGCATACCCTAGATATCGTCGAAGGTCTTAATGGGTATAAAATTTAACTGGAGATTAGCATATGAACAAAGAATACGACAACACCAATTCCGGCATCCTCGCTCGTAACAAGCGCAAAGAGAAGGACACGCACCCCGAGTACACCGGTACCATCAATGTTGAGGGCGTCGAATACTGGATGTCCGCGTGGGTGAAGGAAGGCAGACCCGGATCGAAGCTCGATGGGCAGAAATACTTCTCGATCGCGATCAATCGCAAGGACCCACCACCTTCGGCCAGCACGACCAGTCGCGAAGTGGGCAAGGAATTCTATGATGACCTACCATTCTGATCGCTATGTTTCCGCGCATAGAGAATCCGAAGGTGTTGGTGATCGACACGGAGACGACCGGGCTGCACTGGTGGAACGACCGCGTTTTTGGGGTTTCGCTGTGTACGGAGACCGAAGATACTTGGTATTTCGATGTTCGAACGGCTCCTCAATTTATCGATTGGCTAAGTGATCTGATCGCGAACAACCCGCGCACGGTGTGGGTCGGACATAATCTGAAGTTCGACTACCACTTTCTGCGCGAGGCGGGGGTGCAGCTGCCAGACGATCGGATCGATTGCACCATGATCCGCGCCGCTCTGATATCCGAACACGAACCTACCTATGAACTTGATTTCTTGGCTCGCAAATATGCAGGTACTCGCAAGGATTCGGAGATATATGAGGAGATGGCCACCCTTTTCGGTGGTCGTGCTACTCGTAACGCTCAGATGCCAAATATATCTCGTGCGCCTGAGGATATGGTGGCGAGGTATGCGAAACAGGATGCGCTCGCGACGATGAAGCTGTACCGGTGGCAGGAAGGCGAAATCGGCAAGCTGTCTAAGGTCCATCAGCTAGAGCGTCGGCTGTTGCCGGTCATCATCCGGATGGAAGAGGGCGGTGTGCGGGTGGACATCGATCGGGCAGAGGAGGCCGTTCGTGGCCTCACGAAGCGCATCGAGACCGCCCAGCGGGATCTGAATACCATGGCCGGATTCGAGGTCAACCCGAACCCTTCCGGATCGATCGCGAAGCTATTCGAGCCGAAGCTGGAGATAGACGGTGAGTGGTACCTGAATGACGGAACCCGCGCCGATAAGACCGAGGGCGGCAAGGCGTCGATCAATGCGGAGTGCTTGCGGCGCATGAAGCATCCGGCGGCGAAGATGATCCTTGACCTGCGCAAAATGCTTAAAACCCGCGACACATTCCTGTCTGGTCACATATTGGGGCATCACAATGACGGTGTTATTCACTGTAACTATAACCAGACTAAAAACGACGCTGAAGCTGGCACCGGAACCGGTCGGCTATCAGTTACTAATCCTGCATTGCAGCAGATACCGTCTCGGGATAAAGAAATCAAGTCGCTGGTACGCCCCATTTTTCTCCCGGACGAAGGAGCAGCATGGCTTGGTATGGATTGGTCGCAGTTCGAGTTTCGAGTCGCCAATCACTACGGGCAAGTCCCTGCCATTCTCAAGGCATACAAGGACAACCCGAACTTGGATTTCCACCAGCTAGTATCCGACATGACCGGCATTCCTCGAAATGCGGAATACGCAGGTGGCCCATCGTCCAAAGCGATTAATCTCGGGCTGGCATTCAACATGGGCGCTGGTCGATTGGCGCAGGAAATCGGGCTACCGTGCACCGAAGAGACGATGCCGGATGGTCGGCCATTCGTGAAGCCCGGACCGGAAGCTCTGGCTATCTTCGAGAAATACCATACTGCGAATCCGGGAATGCGCAACATGCAGCAGAAGGCATCCGCGATCGCTAAACAGCGGGGGTACGTGCAGACCATGATGGGTCGTCACATCCGGTTTCCGGGTGGGCAGTTCACACACAAAGCATCCGGGCTGATCTACCAAGGAACCAGCGCCGATGCGATGAAGGTCAAGCTCATCGAAATCGACCAATATCTGACCGAGCAGGACGCGGGGCGGCTGCTGCTGACCGTGCATGATGAGGTCGGGGTATCGCTCGAAAAGGATGCGAATCCGGAGGCGATAGCGAAGATATACACGACATTCGACGGAGAGTCGTGCGAAATGCGGTTCCGGGTGCCGATCACCTGCGATTGGGGTGTGGGTGATAACTGGTACACGGCGAAAGGCTGATACTACGTCACCCGTACGATTATGTTATAATGTACGTTCTAACCTATAGAGGGCATTCATGAAGATCGATTTAACGATGGACGGCATGTGGGGTTCGTGTGGCAAGGGCGGCGTGTCCGGCTGGCTCGCCAAGCGCGTACCGTATGACACGGTGGTATGTTCGTATGGCACTCAGGCAGGTCATACCTACAATGACCGCGCACGAGGCCTGAAGATGATGGTGCAGCAGCTGCCGGTCGGCGTATCGGGTCCGACGGTGAAGACCGTCATGCTTGGACCGGGATCGCTGATCCACGCGGGTATCCTGCAGCGAGAAATACAACAATACATGACCGGCGGTCAGCGGTTGGTGATCCATGAACACGCGGCGGTAGTGCGTGATGACCACGCGGAGCGCGAGAAATCGCTCGGCATGACCAAAATCGGATCCACCACCAAAGGCGTGGGTGCGGCGATGGTCGATCGGATCATGCGCGACCCGGATTCGAAAGCGGTGGCGAGACTCGGATTCGCTAATCACCCGCTCGGGCAGTTCGTGGTCGATAAATTCGAATATGACCGCATCTTGAACGAGTCGAGGACGCTGCTGGTCGAAGGCGCACAGGGATTCGGGCTGTCGCTATATCATGGTGATTGGCCATACTGCACATCACGTGATGTGACGCCGTGGCAGATCGCGGCAGATTGTGGATTACCGTTCGTGTGGGCACCAGCGATTACCATCTGGATGGTGGCCCGTACGTTCCCGATCCGTGTGAACAATCGTGACGGCACATCGGGTCCGGCATATCCCGGCCAGAAAGAGATATCGTGGGGTGATTTGGGCCGCGAGCCTGAACTCACCACGGTGACCAAGCTGCCGCGTCGCATCTTCGAATTCTCGGATGTTCAATACCAACATGCGATGCTGCACTGCGCGGGTCTATCGACCAAGACGGTGTTGACATTCGCGGATTATTGTAATGAGGATACACTGACCGACATCATTCGTCGGATGCACAAGACTGGATGGGGACCGGATTATCTTTGCTTCGGTCCGGATGACGCAGATATTAGGGAGATTGATTATGCCGATTTTTGAGGCGATCGGGTATACCGATGAGATGAATCCGCTACCATGGCGCAAGCATGAAGGAAATCCCGCATTGTTGGTCGATGCTAATGGCTTACCAGTCGCGGATTTCGAGACACGCGACATATACAAGGGTGTAACTGGTTCGTGCGACATTAATGCTGATTTCGCATTGCGAGCAGTATCCGCTTATCACAAGCGCACTGGTGCAGACATCAAGCAGTTGCAGGATCGTATCGTCGAATGGGCAGATTCTAACTTCCCGAATCGCACGACCGCAGATGTTCTGCTCAAGTTGTATGAGGAACTCGGCGAATATGCGCGTGACCCGAAATCACCACTCGAATTCGGCGATATCATGATATTGTTGCTCGATGTCGCACACATGAACAGCATTGATATACAAAAGGCCATCATGGACAAGATGGATATTAATGAACAACGGTCTTGGAGAGTAGACCAAAACACGAGGATTATGCGCCATGTCTGATGAAAAAGAAGTATTCTTAGCATTCCCGCTCACGTTCGATGATCCTACTAATGCTCAGCGTTATGTGCACACTGGCATGACATTGCGTGATTACTTCGCAGCGTCAGCATTAACCGGATACCTTGCGGCGTTCGCAGGTCCGGAAGTGACAATACCGTCATCTAGAGATGCAGCTGAAAAAGCATATCGATTCGCGGATGCGATGATGAAAGTGCGTGATGAAAGCGAATGAGTGGTTACGTGCGTCGTACACCAAACGGTGGACGATAGTAAACACGGTAAAATCGCAGTCGGTAGCCGAGCATTCATTCAACGTGATCGGCATCGCGATGCGAATCGCTACCGCGATCGAGTGGAATGGCCGGTTTCATTACGCACAGCAGCTGGATTTGATATCTTGGGCGATGTCGCACGATATCGTAGAAATTTACACTGGTGACATGCCGACGCCATTCAAACGCGCATTGGAATTACGTGGTGCAAATATGCTAGATGCCGAGCAGGAATTCATGCCCGAATACGGCGGCATGTATCGTCAAGCCGAAGGTACTGTGCATGGTATTATAGTGAAGCTTGCAGACATACTCGAAGCGATTTGGTTCTTAAAGGATAACGGCATCGGCGATCACGCTAAAAATGTTCTATCTGGCCTGTATGACACCATGTACGATATGATCGATCGATATGAGAAGGATTATCCGGATTTAAAAATTCGATCGGGATTGTTCGAGGTCCGAAAGGAAATGGGCTTATGAAATGTGTGAAGTGTGATTCGGCGACGCACGTGATATTGACATATAAGAATGTCGATAACTCGATCAAACGTCGTCGTGAGTGCAAGAATGTGAAATGTAAACACCGTATGACCACTAGGGAGAAAATCGATGAGTCAAGAGTCAATACACAAGATCATAAATGAGCGAGCCGAGAAGTACGGTGACTTTCGCGATCAGGCAAGACTGGCGGTCGATCTGAAAGAGATAATTCGGCATGGCCGATCGTACGAATTCATGCCGTCGTACATGAAAGAATCGCTCGATATGATCTGCCACAAGATGGCGCGGATCGTGAATGGCGATCCCAAATACCTCGATTCGTGGGTCGATTTGGTGGGCTACGCGCAGCTGGCGCGGGATCGGCTGACCGACGATCTGGAAGCCGAGAAATTGCTGGGTCCACACGACGAGCCGCTGGTCCGGACTTATCAGTCTGATAATGGCCACACCGTTTCGACCACCATCACGTGGTAGATACTTGACAAGGTATAGTACCCGTGGTATAATTCATATTACGGGGACTTCCCGAACATAGCGAATAGAGGGTAAAATGGCAAAGTCTAAAGTAGTGATCACCGAAGATATGGTCGATGAATTGGTCACAGTGCGCGAGAAGCTACGCGCCCTGACCGCTCGCGAGAAGGAGCTGAAGGAGATGTTCCGCGAGGGTGGCGCTGCCACCTACTCATCGAAGAACTGCGCGGTGGAGATTACCTTCACCAGCAAGATGATACTGGATTCCGAAAAGGTCCGTGCATTCATCGGACCGAAGAAGCTACCGGAATTCATGAAGTCATCCGAGCAGATGAATATCAAGACGATGGAGCTTGTATGACGAACGACGAACACTTCACCACCAACACGCCGAAATTGGTGCCGTACGACACCGGCAAGATCAAGATCGGCATCCGATATGAGCAGCCCCGATTCGTGCCGTCCGATGACGAGCGAATGATCCAAGGGGTGCTGCTGCCGAAGGACCAGCCACTGCGACACAACATCTGGATCGAAGTCCTCGAATGGGGCATCATCCTGTCTGTGATCACGGCTTGTGTCCTCTATTTCGTGAAGGACTGACATGAAGACATCTATCACCAGTCGGGTACGAACGTACCTCGAAGCGAATCCCAAAGCGCCGTCGAAAGCAGTCGCCGAGGCGTTGGGCTTGTCCCGCCAGCAGGTGTATACCGCCCGGTGGGTCGTGAGCAAGAAAAAGCGCAAAGCGGCGTCGAAGAAGCGTAAAGAGACTATCGCGGCCAAGACCACCGCATTCGTGCCGCAGATCAAGTACGGCGAAATCGTCGGGGTGCGGTCACCCGATCCGGAGCCGATACAGAAGGTGGAGCCGGTCGGATGGGCCGGAGTGTGGGAAGCCATCAAAAAAGCGTGGCAGAATCGCAAATGATTAACGTATTAGACGATAGAGGTGATGAAATGGGAATGTCCAGAAAAATGCGTCGCGTGTGGATGGAAAAGCGGATCATGGAGATGGAAATCGAAGATACGTCTCCCGATGTCGAATTTCCGGATTTCAGTCGTATGTCGCTCGCGATGGTCGAGCGGTACTACGATGAGTGGTTCGGCGAAGGATCGGCGGCGAGACTCGGCAAAATGTGCGAATTTCAATTCGACCCGCTTGTAGCACCTAAACAACAGTCTCACGCAAATACTTGACAAAGTATCGTACCCGTGGTATAATATAGTTACTGGGGATTTTCCCAGCATAGATGATAGAGGAGAAACAAAATGCAAATCGCTACCTACACCAAGACCGGCAAAGCAGTTGAAATCCTGACAGTATCGCGTGGCTGGGTCCGCATTCGCCAGCACGACAAAAAGGAGGTATCTGTGCGAAGCACCGAAGTGACCGACGTTCATGAGGCAGCAGCGCTGCCGGTTAAGAAGGCCGAGCCGAAAGCTCGCAAGGTGATCGACATCAATGAGCGCAAGAATGGCGTGGTCGATTCCCTCTACCTGCCGCAATATGTGGCGAACCGCGTGACCCGCGCCGATGGATCGCTCAAGCGAGCACTGGACTGCGGCGATGAAGTCGCAGCCAAGCTCCGCGCCATGACGATCGACGAGGTATACGCATTCGCGGCCAAGCTGGTGGACGTCAAGCCGACCGCGCTGAAGGCGAAATACGAGGGTCTGAATGTCGGCATGCAGCGCATGAATCTCGGCAACATGATCCGCAAGGCTCTCCGTGGCGCTTGACAAAATACTACACCCGTGCTATAATAGGGGTGCTGGCGATCCGGCACCCCATAGATGATAGAGGAGATTTTCCATGACATATTCCGTAATCACCACCCCTGAAGGTCGATTCCAGATCACCCATACCACCATTCACATGAATGGCGACTGGACATTCGACTCTGAAGCTGATGCGCGTCGGGTCCTGCGCGAGATGGCGCTGGATACCGCATGGGCGAGGCATGAAGCGGCTGCAGCTGATCTTGCATGGGACCAATATGAGCGGGAGTATGGCGATGACTAAAATCCGAATCTTCGATGGTGAATTCAGCGGCGAGATGCTGTTCAATGGCCGATTCATCGTGAAATTCTGGGCGCTGCGAACTGAGCGGGGCCTACAGGCGTCATTCGAGCAGCCTGAGGATCAACCGCCCATCCCGGACATGGAACTATTTAAGGCATTGGAGGCAATCGTCAATGGCGACTGATCAGGAAATCGTCGAGCAGGTGTTGCTGGAGCACCAGCCCCGGTCATTCAATGACCCGAATTACGTGCCGTGGTGGGCCAAGCCTCCGCACGGCGAGAAGATGAACACGTCGTATACCACTCGGAGCGGCGTGACGGTATCTGGAGGACGCGTGACGGGTCGGGTGAAGACGTCAGTACCCGCTGCTGCACCGAAGGCCACGAAGGTACCTTCCGGTCCGTCCGAGCCATTACCTGAACTCTGCGACCGGCACGGATTACCTCATTCCTTGTACCTCGATGCGCCGAATAAGGGTATCGGTGCCATGCGAGTATGGAATGCGATTAAAAAGGCAACCCGCGAGCAGCTAAAATCCGGAGACTGATGTGTGGTACGAATCTTGGCCCGAATATGGATTAATGCCCATGATCGCATTGATCATCGTCATGTTATTCGTGATCGCATTCTGGGACCGATAGGCGAGACATGGAGGATTGGGATATGTTCATCGCATCTGCGGTATCCGCTGCCGGATTCTATCTGGCGCTCGAATCGAGCGAGTGGTTCTGGCTGATGTGCATGGCCGGAACATCTTATATCTTATTGAAGGACGTATATGACGACCGACACCGCCGTTGAAACCCGATTTTGCACGTCCTGCCAAGCGGTCCGATCAACCGAAGGCGGCGTGGTCAAACCAACCCGAGGCGTACCCCGCTGGGTGTGCAAGCCATGCCTTGAACGGAAGACCGTCAGCCAATATATGAGCGCCAAGCGCGATGTAAAATTCTCGCCTCGGGGTTACTATGACTAGAGATGACATAATTCGCATGGCGCGGGAGGCTAAGAAAGTGCGACCGGGTGTTGAGTACATGCCTCTTGAAGTTTTTGAACGCTTTGCCGACTTAGTCGCAGCAGCGGAGCGCGAGGCGTGTGCGAAGGTGTGTGAAGAAGCAGACATTCGAGAGTTTGCAATGGGCGATCAACCATACCCTGAATGGTATGCAAAACTCATACGCGCAAGGAGAGAACAATGAAATTTCGTAAAAAGCCCGTCGTGATTGAAGCAACGCGTTGGTTTAAAAACGGCGATCACCCGCTTGATTACAGCAAGACGCATGACGGAATTGCTGGTGGCGATGTGGTGCGGTTCTCTCCCGAGTACCGCAAGGATATGAAGTGGGAAGGCGACATTGTGCGTTATTACCGCGACCCTTACGTCCCCGGAGAAAATCCATGCAAACACTGCAATCAGATAATGCACAACCACGGCTGGATCGACACGCTTGAAGGCGGACACATTGTGTGCCCTGGCGATTGGATTATTACTGGTGTGAAGGGCGAGCACTACCCATGCAAGCCAGACATATTTGAGCAGACGTATGAGCCAGTAGGAGAAAACAATGGCTAAATTACCGTACACCATCACCATCTGCCCGGACGAGCCGAACCCCAAGCAGTTCACGGCATTGACCCCTGCTATTGTTCGAGCCTTACGTTACACAAATGACTTAACGATAGACCAAAGACAGCACGTTTACCCATCAGCACCGCAAGCGGTTACGCAGATCAATACGCATAAGAATAAAGCAACCGGAGAGAACAATGACCAGAGATGACATTGTTAAATGGGCGGCAGAAGCTGGAATCATGCCGCCAGATTGGGGCGCGACTGAGAACCAGTGGCGCAGCCTCCATGCGTTTGCTGAACTAGCCGCAGCAGCAGAGCGTGAGGAATGCGCGAAGATTGCATTTAACGCAAAAACATACATAGAAGCAGCGCATTTGATTAGGGAAAGGGGTGCGCCATGATAAAGGTGACATACACAAAAATCTGCGACATCTGCAAAAAAGAATGTAGCACTGAGTCTTTTGACTGCACAAACCAGCTTGGAGGTGGCGGGTTTCCTCTTCCACAATTCCGTTACACATACCAGTTTGATGGAGTTATAGAACTGTGCGATGAATGTGCTACGCCAATGTTTAAAGCTAGACAGGAAATCATAGACAAATATGTGGCGGAAAGGGGTGCGCCATGACTGACCGCGAACTTATGCAACAGGGTTATGAGGTTCCGCTGGTGGAGCAACTTGATGCTGTACCAAGGGATGCAAGATTGTGGATTAAAGACTCGGACGGAATGGGTAGCAGACATTTTCCGATTGGGCTTATGTGCCATAAAGCAGCAGAAGCCCTCCGCGCCCGACTTAGCGCACCTGAACCGGAGCGAGAAAAAGGCGATATGCCTTGCATTGAAGATGATGGTTGCCCAACTGAAAAAGCAGTGCTTCAGAGATTTTGGCGTAAGCATCGGCAGCCTGAACCGGAGCCGGTGGCGTGGATGACATACGAATCTGAGCATCGATTACGTAGTGGTGGTAACCATAGAGGCGCAGTGCCAGTACATCAAAAAAGTAGCCGAGAAGCTAAGATTCCACTCTATGCCGCCCCACCACAGCGCGAATGGCAGGGGCTGACGGATGAGGAGATTAAGAAAGAGCAACACCACATTGATTGGACGAATGCGCATACCTACTCAAAGTTTGCCCGCGCCATTGAAGCCAAGCTAAAGGAGAAGAACGGTGGATGACGAGCAGTTACACCTACAGGCAGCGACCTATGCAACCAACCGCAAAAATGCCTACGTTGAAGGAATGAAGAGCGGTGAAGTGGACCCGATGAGTGAAGACGCATTGAATGGCAAGTGGCTCGCGCACTATGAGGGCTACCGGGAAGGATTTCACGTTGCGCGGGAGCATAATGCAACATTGGTCGAGGAGATGGGGATTGAAGGATATGGAACGTTGGCGATCGCTGCCGCCATACGAAATAAGGTGGTGATATGAACGCGTATATACTTGCTGAATTCATGCTGATGCTGGCCGGAGGGCTGATCGGCATCGGGTTGTTCATCGGCGTGGCCGGTGTTTTAATATACGCGTTGATACTTCGAGAGACGACCCATGACCACATTCCGCGACAATCCATATCGTTGGCAGCTACGAGCACTGGTGGCGGCAGTCCAGAAGTACGACTGCGCGATCGACGAGAGCCTCCGACCCGTGCAAAATACCACCCTCGCCGAACTGGATCGACTCTACCACGAGATGATCGGTGAACTCGAAATGTCGGTCCTGATCCTCGGTGGTGAGGAGATGATTCACGAACCATTCGGAAATGCATAGATGTCTACCGCCTCAGTCCTGAACTACCTCAAGCGCCGCTACCGGCTCAAGAACGACCGCCGATTGGCGTTGGCACTCGGCGTGCTACCCCCGAACATTTGCAAGCTGCGTAACGGCACTACCCCTTTCGGACCCGAATGGATTTTGCGCATCCACGACGCCACCGGACTTCCGATCCACGAGATCAAGCGCATGCTGGCCGAGCCTGACCCATTATTGTCCTGATAATGCACAGAAATATATTGACAGATTACTCCAGCGGTGGTATAATTTGTCTCACGGTGGATTTCACCGGATAGACGATAGAGGAGAAGCGAAATGGCAAAGCTCAAGACAGTGACCGAGATCGCGACCTGCACCAAGTCCAGCTGGACCAACCGCCAACGGGCACAATTCCACGCATTCAACCCGAATGGCTTGGTGGCCGAATACGCCAATCTACGCGCGACGATCGAAGGGATGGTGGGTACATTCAATCTGCCGGTCCACGGATTCGACTCCGAATACCAATTGATGCTGTACCAAATGTGCGCGGAGAAGGCAGTCAAGCGCGGCGACCTCTGGCTCGCAATGTGGGGCTTGGAGCGCCGCATTAAGCAAGCCCAAGCATTCATCGCAGAATACCAAGCCACCGCACAATAGACGATAGAGGAGAACGACCATGAATACCATCACTTTCGACGATTTAGATACTCCGCTCACCGCGACGCCCATCAAGGAAGGTCGGACGGTGTTCACCGAGCCATGCAAGAAATGCGGCGGCAAAGGCATAGTCACGATCGGATACACGTACGTCCGATCAGCCAAATGCTTTGCATGCGATGGCCGGGGCAAGCATGAATTCAAGACCTCGCCCGAGCATCGCGCCAAAGCGAAGGCCAGCGCAGCCCGTCGCAAGGAAGCTGCCGCCGAGGTGCTCGCGCAGCAGGTCATCCAGTGGACCGATTCCTTCCCTGCGGAATTCAAGTGGATGAATGAATCCGCACCCACATTCGAATTCGCTCAATCGATGCTGGTGGCGCTGTATAAATTCGGCTCCCTGACCGAAAAGCAGATGGCGACCGTCCAGCGCCTGACCGCGCAATCCGCCGAGCGCAAGATCCGCATCGAAACTGAGCGAGCCGAGCGCCAAGCATCCGC